GTATCTTTAACGGCAAGTTTTCGTAATAGATACCAGTTTCTACTAGCACTGAGATTTGTCTGGTATTGGCCACATCACCGTAGCTGATCTTTTCATCTATCTCAAAGGTTCCGTATTTGATATCAACATCGAATATTTCGTTACCAAAAGAATCTAATTGACCGCTATGAGCCAAAATTTGAGCTAGTGCTCCAGATGTTTCGCCTTGTAGAAACAATCCTTCTCTAATGTCTCTACCTCTACGTGCTTCTGCACTATCTGTAGTCACATCTCCAGTGAAATCTGTTCTCTGTCCTCCTGTATAGATTAAAAATCTAGGGAGACTTACGATTAGATTAGGAAACTCTGTAAAGCCGTTGCCGCCATCAGTAATGGTAATACCGGCAATAGCTCCCGATACAACATCAGCAAAACCAAATCCAGATCTTGCCTCAGTATCTGTGACTGTGGGTTCTACACGAACCGAAACTAGACTATAGCCTGTACCAGCTGTTTGAATGATCGCTGTGCTTACTTTGTAGGTAACAGCAAATACACCGTTGGTACCAAAGGTACTTCCGGCGGTAACTGTTATACCAGTTGGACCTTCAACAGGAAGTCCGGGTCCGGTACCGGAGGCTCCTTCATCAAATTTACCACCAGTTAACAATCTAAATGTTAAAATTGGACCATTAGGTGTTCCCGGAGCAGCATTAACTGTGAGAATTTCTAAGGTAGCTGCATTAATTGTATCCGCACCAGTTGCATTTATTCTTAAAATTTCACCTACCTGATAGTTGAAACCGCCTTCCACTAATTCAATAGTGTCAACAGTCAGAGTAACTCTTCCAGTGAATCCCGTACCATTATCGTCTGATACATCAATATCGGCAAGAGTACAATCATTTATGACTCCGGTGTCTGGATTGGTCCAGGTCAAAACTTTCTTGTAAGGCCCAATTTCAGGAGGTGCCTCTAACATAAGTTCCTCTGCTCTTTTTAGAGCAGCTTCTAGAGTTCTATAGGCAAATGGCAATGCGCGGCCCTGAACACTGGCTCCAACGCCAACCCTTTCGTCAGCGCCCGATGTGGCAACAAACAAGTTTGCCACAGAAGCAAAACCTGCATTGTCTACGTAGTTCTTACTGGCAGCAATTAAACCACCATAGGTAACGTCGTCTTCTGGTTCGGGATTCCTTGAAAGAATCAATGGACCAGTCATTGTGCCGAATGCACTATTAACAACATTTCCAGCTGCAGGATCTTGTGTAAATACTCCGCCCCTTCCAATTTTAGTATCAGCATAGGCTTTGTTTGCAGCTTCATCAGCTGTGATAGGAGTAGTCAGTTGCTGTATACGATATTGAACACCGCCCGACTGACCTTGTAGATTTCCACCTAGCCTAGGAGCAGGATCAGCAGCCACTGTTGATCGTGTATTAGTAACTTCAATTTGATTTTCGTTGGTAAAGTTTAAACTTATACCAGTACCTGCTACCAACTGCTTAAAAATCAAACCAGATTCGTCAGCATTTACAGCTACGATTGCGTTTTCTAAGCCTCTATAATAATCTTCACCTTCTCCGCCCGGGGGTGCATCTTCTAGCGTAGCAAAGCGTAGTCTACTGCCTAGACCCAATGCTCCGTAGAGTTCACGGAAGTTGTCATTGACTTTTCTAAATGAGTCGCGAATGCTGTCGCCTGTGCCGTCGTTGCCTACAACGCCGATGTCTATCGTTTTTCTTGCCATAGTAGAATCCTAAGATTAATGCTTACTCTACTATTTAGTTTGAAAATTTTATAAGCCGAATGTAAATACAAAATGTTCCTAATGACAGAACTTGTTGAAACTCAATATGTTAGACTGAGTAAGCTGGGCCAAGAACACGCATATAAGCGTAATAAGACCCTAGCTGTATTTCGTTGTGACAGTTGTGATGAAATGTTTAAGCGAGATCTCAAACACATAGAAAGAAAACGTTTGAGCAACAATTATTTTCATTGTTGTTCGTCTTGTGACACAAAGCGATTTGCCCAACGTAAGGGTGTTGAGCGTAAAAAGATATGGGATATGCCGGCTAGCAGTACGCTACCTGTGGGCAGATATTAAACTCTAAAACTTTCACCGCAACCACAACGATCACGTTCGTTGGGATTGACGAAATCAAATCCTTCATTGAGTCCATTGCGAACCCAATCCATAGTTAGCCCGTTTAAGTAGGCTAGACTTTTGGCATCAACTAATACTACAAAGTCTTTTTGAGCAAAATTAGTTACACCTACTTCGTTTGTGTATTCGTCAACATATTCTATGGTATAGGCTAAACCACTGCATCCTGTAGTTCTTACACCTATACGAATACCCACGCCTCGGCCACGACGCTCTAAATTCTGTTTGATACGTTTACTGGCTGTGTCTGTTACGGTAATCATCAACGGCTGCTTTGATAGCATCCTCGGCCAATATACTACAATGTATCTTAACTGGCGGTAATGCTAGCTCTTCGGCGATTTCGGAGTTTTTAATTGATCCGGCTTGGTCGAGTGTTTTTCCTTTGACCCATTCTGTAATGAGGCTCGAGCTCGCGATAGCCGATCCGCAGCCATACGTTTTAAATTTTGCATCTGTAATAATACCTGTATCATTGTCAACCTTTATCTGTAATTTCATTACATCACCGCAAGCAGGTGCGCCAACCATACCTGTACCTATATCAGAGTCATTTTTATCAAAAGACCCAACATTTCTAGGGTTTTCGTAGTGATCAATTACCTTGTCCGAGTACGCCATTAATTTTCTCCCAATCAATAATCTTCCATTGGTTTTCAAGATATTTCTTTTTGTCTGCCTGGTAGTCAAGAGCCCAGGCGTGTTCCCACCAATCAATTAGTAAGATAATATCATTCTTAATTTCGTGATTAACAATAGTTTTAATATCACCGTTTTTGGCAAGATATACCCATCCGCTGCCCTGTATGGCCATTGCTACTTTGCTAAATTCTTCTTTAAAATTATCAAAAGTTTTATAATGCTTTTCAATAAACTCTAAAATGGCATCATAGGGTCTATTTGAACCTTCGGGCTTCTTATACTGTGCAAATAAAATGTTATGTAAAAATGCACCCGCCGCGTTGAAATCATCATCTCCTTCGCCTTTGTTATAACGATCAACATAGGCTTTGTACAGTGTACCGTAATGATAATCTATAGTTTGTTCGGAGACAGCAGGTTCTAATTCATTTCGATCGTAGGGCAACCGAAGATGAAACAGCTGATCTTTCTTACCTTCAATTATAAAATTTTGAATGAATTTAAACGTCATATATATATTTACCGCTAAATAAAATCCTAAGGAGATTAATATGCTAGGATTAATTAAGAAACTATTTGGAGCCAAAGAGGCAGCACCTGCACCAGTAGAAGTTGCATCAGCCCCATATAAAGTTGATGTAGCACCTGCGCCAGCAGTTGATGCAGTAGTTGTTGTTCCAGATGCAGTTGTTCCGGCGGCTGTAGTCGAACAGGCACCTGCTAAAAAGCCTGCACCTAAAAAGCAACAGTTCGCTAAGAAACCTGCTGCTCCAAAGACTGCGGCACCTAAGCCAAAGACTGCAACACCAAAAGCACCAGCTAAGCCAAAAGCAAAGCCGGCTGCTTAAGACTTTGTTCGTAGAGTGCAAAGCTAGATAGATTCTTAGCCTTGCTTTCGCACATAATGTCAAAGTTGTCACGGAAGCTCAGAGCCCATTCATTCACTGCTGTATTCCAGTAAAATTCTGAGTGTGCTCTGAGTTTTTGTTTCTTGTAGCCCTGATCTAAGAGGGACGGAAGATCGGGGCGGATGTGTCCGGGATGGTCAATAAGACAGTCTTCCCGTGATACACTATAATGTAACACAGGGCGAACGCCACGCCAACTATCAATAATCCTTTTAACACGGTCGTCAGTTGCTTCAATATATTCTCCTGAGTTAATCCAATGATGATGTATGTCGAGAACTAGGGCGCAGTCCTTGACTAACTCAATGCTAGAGTCAATGCCCCAGGTCATTTCGTCATTCTCGATGGTAAGACAGTTGCGGGCCTCGGGTGTCATTTTGCTAAGAGCATCACGAACACCCTGTGGGCCTTGCTTGCCCGAAATATGCACATTGATCTTGAAGTCTTGGAATGTTTGACCATAGCCCATCCAACGAGCCATGTCTACATGATACTCAAACTCTTCTATTGAGCGTTCTACTATGCCCGGGTTAATAGACGCCAACACGCAAAACTGGCCAGGATGAAAGCTGAGCCTAACATTATTCTTCCTAGCCACATCGCCCACTCGGGCAAATCCTTTTTCTGCAAATGCTCTGACATCGGACTGCCGCCAAAACCACTTCCAACTAGGCTCAGTGTATACAGGAAGTATATCACTTGAGAGTCGTACCATTCTAAGATCTTCATCTAGTGTTCCTACCCTGCTGACTAATTTGTAGCAGGCTTCAATGTTTCTTTCCATTAGATCCCAAAGTCGCTGTTCTGCTTCTTGAGGATGTTCACGCAACCACCTAACTGTGGTAGCACCTGTATTTAAGTCACGGTCACGAGCATTAATTTTCATGCCGTTAACTTCTTCAGGATCATTGATCCACTTGCAGGCAAAGCCTATGCGTTTAATCATTAGTGTACCGCTGCTTTCTCATTTACTGTGCATTCAACTACCCAATTATTAAATTCGGTAAATTTGGTTACTTCTATACCTAGTCCAACTGCTTCATTTACAAAGTGCTTTAACAGTGCATTGTACAGTTCGTCGGGCATAGTGTCTTTATCAAACTTGATTTTCATCTTTGGCTTTCGCAGAAATTACATTGGCGATACGAAAGGCACGCCATTCTTTTTTATCTAAACACCAAACATTCAATACGTCCGGATTAACTTTCTTTTCTTTTTTAGGAGCAGGAAAGTCAACAGGATTGTCTGTGTTAGTTTCGTGTATTGGTGTTGAAGGAATCAATGCTTCGCTAAGAGTGCAAGGCATAGAACGGACTGTACCGTCTACTTTGGTAAATTCTACTATACACTCGCCGGTATGTAGTAGGTCGGATAGTTGTTTGCGTGTAAGTGTAGTCATACAACTATTATACGCTCTTCAGCGCCAGTTGTCAACTACAAAAGGATCAAATACAACATCGGGATTTGGATCACCGTGAAACACCGCTATTGAACAATGAGGATTAACCTGTAGATTATGGGCTACTGTTTTGAATCCATTCTTGCCTGTTCTAACAACTAATTCTTCTCGACTGCGTATTTCCCATTTGTAACTCTGTATCCATTCTATTGGCCAAAATTTTATGCGATCTTTGGCCACGTGCCAGGTCCAATCTTGGTCTCCGTGCATACGTTGAGCGTTTGCAGGATTAGCAACAAATCGATCCCATATGTCTCGCTGACTGCCGTGTTCCCAACTCATTACGCTGCTGTTTAACATACGCCAACTAGGATGAAATTTACGATTGAAATCTTGAATGCCCATAAACTTATTACCTAAATTTTCAACAAGTTTATCTAGATTGCCGCAGATCACAACATCCAGATCAAGATATAAAATTCTACCCTGTATATCTAGGCTAGGATCAAACATATGAACTTTATGCCACCACGGTTTAAGATATCCTGCGCTCCGTTGAAGAATTGTTCTAACACCGGATATAGGATTAGGGTCATCAGTTAGGCAGGCAAATTCGTAGGGCACAGTCATATGGCGACTGACCATATTACGCAATCGTTCTACATAGTTGGTTCCGTACTTGTTACCAAACTTAACACAGAGAACTGTAATTTTATCTGTGTTCTGACTGGACTGTGGTGTCGGTGCTGCACCTTCAGTCTGTGGTAGAAATCCGTGTGCCTTGTAAAAACGAAACTGTTCTTTAGTTAGACTGTCTTTTACTTCTTTTGACAATTTCATCAATGGCCACCAGTTCTTCTAATATTGTTTTGAGATTATCTAATTTGATCATATTTGGACCATCGCTAGGAGCACGATCCGGATCTTCGTGACATTCCATAAAAACTGCCGCGACACAGCCAGTTGCTATTGCCGCTCGGGCCAATGGTGGGACCATCCGTCGGTCGCCGCCTGAGCTCGTGCCATTTGCTCCAGGCTGTTGAACACTATGGGTGGCATCAAAGACCACTGGATACCCGGTGCTTGCCATAATGGGTAAGCTACGCATATCAACAACAAGATTATTATATCCATGAGTGTATCCCCTTTCGCATAACATAATGCGTTCATTGCCCGTTGAAGCAATTTTTGCCGCAACGTTTTTCATATCGTGAGGAGCAAGAAATTGACCTTTCTTGACATTAATGGCGCAGCCAGTAGCGCCAGCAGCCATCAATAGGTCGGTTTGTCTGCATAGGAATGCAGGAATTTGTAATACATCGATGCCGGCATCAGCACATTCCTGTGCCTGCCAACTTTCGTGAATATCTGTTAAAACAGGCACTCCAAACTGATGCTTTATAGAATTGAGAATCTGTAACCCTTCTGCAATTCCTACGCCTCTTTTAGTAGAGATGCTACTTCGATTGGCTTTGTCAAAACTGCTTTTATAAATTACCGGAATGTTTAAAGATTTTGCAATATCTAATATTCTAGAACAGGTATCTTCAGCATGACTTTGACTTTCAATTTGACAAGGACCTGCTATTAGAGTACAAGGCAAATCATTGCCAACGGTGAGATGATTAATGTTAAATGTATGCATATAATTATTTACCAGTGCCTAATGGTGTTGGCAATAATAAAGCAACAGGTTATAACGTGAATAACAACCCAAAACGTTTTTAAAAATAATGCTATGCGAGCTTCTCGTATAGTGAGGATAGGCACATCAGGCCTATCCTCATCTGTCTGACCTATCAAGTGCCCGGTGGCTCGAGCCCAGATGCGTTCAAATGAGTTCACGCAAACAAGTCCTCATTCCACTCGCGATGACCTTCACGGAAAGCCATATTGCTCTGTGTTTCGCGAACTTCTACACGATAGCACCATAGGCGTTGTGCTTCGCCTTCGCCCCACATCTCTGGAATATAAACTCCGTTGACATATTTGTAAAGCATATCACTAAGACCTTCGCAGCCTAGTTTAGGTAGTATTACAATCTTAGCCATATTCTTTTCTTGTAGCAATTTAAATGTTGCCATTTCTGGATCATCTGCGGCTACAATAAGCGTGTGATCAAATTGATCCTCTAGGATCTTTTTAAGTTCTTTAAGGCCACCGTAGTCAGCTGCCCAGTTTCGAACGTCGAGGTCGTTAGTTCCAAAATAGAACTTCATTGAAAAACTGTAACCGTGAATTAGATTACAGTGACTATCAGCTCTCCATTGTCTGTATGCACAGGGAAATGAGTCGTGATATTCTTTTGTTGATGTGTACTTGTAAAGTACTGGTTGTAGATTTGCCATCTCTAGTCTCCTTTGTAAGGTAGCAAGTTTGACGACATGCAGAGTTTATAAAGCGGGATGAATGGCGTAAAAGACCGCTAAGTTTTATTATAGCAACTATTTATCGTAGAGTCAAGCTCTAGATAAAATTTATTAATTTCAAAAAATGTCACATTCGGTAATACCCATTCTTCTGGTAAAAGCCATTCGTGAAGATTAAAAATTTTAAAATTACGATCGGGATAGGCCAAGTAAATCTTTCTCATTTGATAGACCCAATAGGCAGGATCTACAGCTGGTTTGTCTTCTTTCAAATAGTTGTTGGTATTTTTATAGACATTGTTCACTAGGTTTGATTTACCATACAGATCAAACCCTACCAAGAAAATGTTTTTAAAATCTAAATGGGCGGCCAGTAAGACCGCATACGGCCCACTGCCCCAGTGTTCGGGTTGGTCTGGTTTTAATGTTCCCTGATAGGGAAGTTCAGGCAGTAGCTTTATTCTTTCGTTTCGATGAAGTTTGCCGTAGTCTCTTTGATTTCTTTCTCGAGTATATACATTTGCAATCTTACTGCTCTTTTTTCTAGACACTACCTCTTGAACCATTCGATGGTCGCAACATATCAAATGATCAACTCGTAGATCTCTATGAATGGCATTGCAGCCAATTAAGGTTATTAGTTTTTTTAAACCGGGCAAATCTAGAGATGATCGGCTTTCTCCGTTGCCAATGACAACAGCAGAATCTTTGTAGTGCATATTAACCGCTTTGTTTTATCTCACCAAATGGCATCCAAGACCCCGGAGTACCTGCTCGAACACAGACCCATCCGACACAGCGTCCAACTTCTGGATCAGTATTCCATACAACTGATCCTTTCTCGTAATTTCCGTTTTCTGGAGGTGCATTTAGATATTGATGAAGTCTCTCATTAAATTTTATTGCTCCGGCAACGTGTACGTCTGCTCGAGTATCAATGGTCTTAACACCTATAGCTAGTTTACCGTGTACGTGAACCTGTATAGGACCAAAGGCCTTATTACCTAACTTGATGTTGCCGCCGCCTTCTAGAGTAATACGTGGTGTGCTGTCAGTTACAATGTCTAAATCGTTGCTGCCAAAAGTGCCTACAATTGCTCGCCCCCCTGTACTGCTTCCGATCATAATTTCTACACCGTCTTCGGCAATACTCAAGGCAGCTTTAGGATTTTCAGTACCTAATCCTAGTCTGTTTGTATTATTATCGTAGACAATATATTGACCAATATTAACACTACCATCTACTATTAAACCTCTGAGTCTACCTAGTTCACGAAGGTTACTTTTAACTACAGAAGATCCTAACTGTGTTTCACTGAGCACAGGTGTATTATTAATATTGAATGTTTGATCTTTTGTTAATTCGATAGATTCTGTGCTGACAAATTTATCTCCCTTCGCAAGTATAAACTGTTTGGTGGTGCCTTGTCCCTGCCAGAGTAACCCCTTTCCATAGTTGTTACCATCTTTGTCTGCACTGAACACTACAACTCGATCATTTTGACTGGTAGTGTTTTCTTGAGTTATTTCTCTAAGAGCCTGAGATAATAATTCTGCTGCTTGTGTTAGTTTATCTGTCATTTCATCCTGCCTGGGTTATTGGACCAAATGGATTCCATTCTCCAGGAGATCCTGATCGAACACAGACCCAACCGACGTAACCTCCTGTTCTAGGAGCAGTATTCCAAACAATATCTCCAGTTTTATGTGTTCCGTTGTCTGGTGGAGCATCTGAATATATGTGAAGGTGTCCGTGAAATCTTATCGGACCGTTTACGTGGAGATCAACTTCTGGATCTGGAACATTAACTTTAATGGCTAATTTTCCGTGGACGGAGACCTGAATTGGGCCTTCTGAGTGATTGCCTAACAGTATATTACCGCTGGCTCCTATGTTTATTCGAGATGTATTATCGGTAACCAGATCAAATCCTGATGAAGCAAATGTTCCGACCACTCCCTTGGTTTGATCTTTTGTTCCAATAATAACTTCGATGCCATTTTCGCAGACCGAAAGACCACTATTCGGGCTTTCTGTTCCTAGACCTAATCTATTTGTTTGATGATTAAAGAACACATACTGACCAATACTGGCACTACCATCTACAATTAATCCTCTAAGTCTACCCAACTCACGAAGATTACTTTTTACAACTCCCGGACCTAAAACAGTTGCAGATAAAACAGGAGTTCCATCAATTCGAAATTCTTTTTCTTTGATAAGTTCAATATGTTCCGTACTAATAAACTTATCTGGATTGATATTGAAGATAAACTGTTTGGTAGTACCTTGACCTTTTAATAGGAGACCTTTTCCGGCAAGGGTTTCTCCGCCTGATACTGTGATCTCTAAAGGAGCACTTTGACCTAGCTTTAAATCAGTCTTTAGCTCTCGTACTTCTAAGACATCTACAGTGATTGTTTTTGCCGTGATAGAATTTTCAACAACGATACTTCCGTTGATTTTATCAGTGCTTAGAGCTTTTACGTGAACACCGGAATCTTTAATGCTGATCTGTTGCCCAGTAGCTTCGTCTTTGATACCTGTACTGGCAAAATTTATAATAGTGCCGCCGTTGAGGTGATCTCCGGTTAGGCTACGCTTTGCAATTTTGGTATGAAGATGCTCTAGATCAACTGGGCCGTTAGCCTGTGTAACTAGAGTTTGTAAACTTGAGCCTAGGTAGGCGAGTGCTTTGTCGAGGTTGTTTTCTGCCATAGTCACATATTTATGCTGACTATGGCAGAAGGGTTATGCTACTTTGAGCAGTACCGTTTCCTCGTTGAGACGACCGTTCATACGGGCATCTGTAGCGTTAATTTCATCTAAGAACTTGCGTAGGGCTACTTTACCCGCAGCCTTAAACTCTTTGAGTTTTTCATCGGGTTTGCGCAGGGTCTTTTGAATAGACTTGCTTTCACTAAATCCGGTAATTGTGGTGCCTTTAACGCCTAACTCTTTGAATTCTTCAGCAACATACTTGCCTAACTTTCGAGTTTTGCTGTTGTAAATCCACAGTTCTTGAGAACCGATAATGTCTTCGGGATTGATACTGACCAGTTTCAACGGCTCGTCGGTCTTCTTGTACTTCAACTTACTAACAACCTTGGCCTTATCTGTAGGCTTTTTGGCACGTGGCTTACGATTTACCTTGGCTTCTTGACCTAGCATATCGCAGGCACTGATCACTTCTTGGTAGAAAGCAGTAATTTTCTTTAGTTGTGCTTTGGTCAAATGACTGTAGCCTTCTTTGAGCTGTTCATCTTTGGTTGTAGCAGCCTCAACAAGCTCATCTAGATTACGTTGATAAAAGCCTTTGATAATACGAGTATGAGCAGCCTTAGCCTGTTTAGCTTTCAACAGATTAAGCACCTTGAAAGCCTTGGGATCAAATGTTTCTGGATCAGTTTGAAATGCTTCGATAGCAGTTTCAATTTCCTCAGTCATTAACATACTAGTTTCACGAACACGTTCTTGAATGCTAGGAGTATAGATATCCTTTTTAACTTCAGCTTTGACTTCTTCGCTTTCGTCGATGTCGTCTCGACCTTCAGTGATAATTTGGCTAATAGCCTGACCAAGCCAAACTGCCGAGCTGCGACCGTCATTAAAGTCTGCACGAACCGGTGGCATACCTTTGAGAAGATTAGCAGCCAAAGCACCTACAGTCAAACCGCAACGATTATCTTTGGTAGTTTTAAACGCTTTGATTTGTTCTTTAGTATAACCGTTACGACCCATCCAGTCAATTACTTTGGGTTTGAGATCCTTACCAGAACTCTCCATACGGTACCAAGACATTGATTCACGGAAGTACTTACTGAATTGATCAGTATTCCAAGACTCGTGTCCGTCCCACTTTGGGCTAAGATCACGACCTTTTTTTGCACGAGCATCTGCCAAATGTTTTGCTTTAGTAGCCATTATCACTCCTAGATGTTAAACTATACTTATAGTATAACACCATTTACCGGGTTTGTCAACTAGTTTCAAATCGTTTTACTTTCTCCAAATCGCCTTCTTCGTTTTCCAAATAGACGATACTAGCAACGTACCCTTCTGCAAGAGTATCTTGTGCCAATTTGAAAGCCTGGCTACGGCTGTTAGTTGTTTCAATCAACTCCTCGTGGCCGTCTTCATCCTCGGCCCAAACTTCATAGAGTTCCCAGTTCATTTTGGACAGCTTTCTCCTTTTGGTTATTCGTCCATTTCATCGTCTTGGACCACCCAGCCCAGACGAAACAGATCCTTTTGGATCTCATCAGTAACTACACCTTCACCAACATAGGCATCGTATTCCTTTGCCCGAGCTTGTTGTTCCAATGACAGTTTCTCGAATTCTTCAGTACTTAGTCGGTCACCGCGAATACCACTGCAATACCAGTCAATATAGTCGCCTTCTTGCCGCATATCCGCAATGATGCCTCCGGCATATCTCCAAGAACACGACCAGCGTTGGTTCTTTAGGATTGGTATCACTGCGTGTTTGATAAAATCTCTGTTGCACATCGATGCGTAGAGATTTTGAGCATAGACATCGCTCTCACGAACTTTCTCCAGAATCCATTCAGTGGTCAAGAGATCGTATTCCATATTTTCTATACGGCTTGCTGGATCTTGAAATTTGGCTTCGTGCTGTTCCGCATAGGAGTCATACATAGCTAGATAGTCTTCGTTCACGGCTTCGTCTTTTTCTTTCATTCGTTCTATGTACTGTTCTTTTTGAAAGGTGTGCCGTTCAGGGCTTCTTGAAATTTTTGACATCTTCTACTGCTTTCTTTAAAGTTTCTGCATAGTTAAGGGCCTGTTGCTCGGTCATAATAATACTGCCTTCGTATTCTATGTAACCTTTGGTTAACAATGTCCAAATCTTTTGCCAACGATTCTGACTCCACCATTTGGATTTTTGTTGGGTATATGTGGTAACATTAACACTATTATCGTCAGCTTCAATCCAGACATTATGATCGTGATTGCTATCCCCACACTCGCAGACCACCTGATAGGTCATTGCATCGCCCCAGTCACTGCGTTTTAGGATGCCTTCTGCAGGTGCTTGTGCCTGTATTCTCTCTTTATCCACCATTTGTATGTTTTCCAGTATTGTTGTATTGTAACGGGATCTTCCCCGAAGACCAATCGTTCTTCACGATTTTCCATCCAAAGATTCTGTACCCATATTCTGAATGGACTGGCAGTCTGAAGGCTTTGGAGGTCGTCCCCAACAGTATTCACATTCTTCGTCATCGCATTTTTCCTCTAACCATTTATTACAGGGTTTACAATAGAAACAGTCGTGCTCTTCCGAGTACGATTTTGTTTCTTGACAACAGATCAAGTCCATAGCGCATCTCGGATTTTGATAAGACGAATCATCATAGCTTCATCTTCTTTTTCGTAGTCAGCTTCCATCTTTTGCAGTAGCTTGTGAGCACGGTCGCTGGCCTTACGATCTGCAGGATCCTTGCTGTTTAGGCTGCTAAACATACTGCCTGGATACTTTACTCGCATAGCCTCGCAGTGAGCACTCCATCCACTAGCTTCGTATGGATCTACTCGATTACGATAGGTCACAGTCCACCAGCGGTAAAGGTCCAATATCTCCTGGGCTGCAACAGCTTGATGAGTAGGCTTACCAAAATTAGGACTGTCTTTGTC